CGCCACAGGCATGGGCCGAGTCCAATGCCGACTACCGTACCGGCATGGACCTGCTGGAGCGAAAGGAGAACTACATCCGCCGGGCGTTCCATACGCAGCTGTTCGAGGCTGTGTCGCCCATCGACCGGGAGATGACAGCCACCGAGATCCTCGCCCGGCAACGCGAGCAGGTTGGCCAGATCAGCCCGGCATTCACCCTGCTCACCACGGAATTCCTCAACCCGCTTCTCGAGGCCGTATTCATGCGGCTGGTGATTTCCGGAAGGCTGGGAGACGCGCCGCCGGATGCCATCGCGCAGACTCCGAGCGGAAACCAGATCCTGTTCCCGTCCACCATCCAGACCAGCCGTCTGGCATTCGCCGTGGACAGTCTGAACTCCGAGGCACTGCTCTCCACCGTAACCGAAATGGGCCCGCTCATTTCCGCGCAGCCGGACCTGCTCGACAACCTCGACCTCGATCAGGCCATGCGTGAAATTGGCCGAGGCCGCGGCGTGCCAACCGAATGGATCCGCGACCCTGACATGGTGGCCGAAATCCGCAGCGCCAGAGGACAGGCCCAGCAGCAGCAGCAGATGATGGAACTGGCAGCCAAGCAGCCGGAACTCGCCGCGCAGGCCGCGCAGGCTGGAATGATATGACCCCCCTTGAAGCACAGATTGCCAGCACCGTTGGCCTTGAATTCTTCGCCAATGCGGCCCGGTCCGCCTTGAGCGGGCAGGCCGGTGCCGATCTGTTGACGGCGCTGCTCTCCGTAGCGCATCCCATGTATCCTCCCGAAGGCCGGACGCCGGAGGACGTGGCCCGCGAGATTGGCCGCCGTGAGGTGGTCAGCCTCCTCATCCGGCAAACCGACATACGACCACCACACCATGACCAGCGACCCCCAAGACACTGGAGCAGCGCCAACCCCGCCAAAGCGGAAGCGAGTGCGCCGCAAACCGGAGACGGCCACATCATCTACACCGACAGTTCCGCGGGTGACCGCACAGCAGGAGCAGACGTGGACCCTGTCGGCCCTGCGGACGCTGGCCCTTGAGGCTGGTGTGGAATTCGGTCCCGCCGGCGACAAATCACCGGCATTCCTGCGCTGGGCCCGAGACACCCACCCGGAATCCCTACCGTTCCTCCAGGCCCGCTGGCCGCGTCTGAGTGAAATACTCGCATCCCTTTGACCATGGACACACCAACCCCGCCGCCATCCACCCCGCCTGCCGAAACCCCGCCGCCACAGCCGTGGCATTCCGGGCTGTTTGCTGACGACTCCGGGAAATTCGCATCCGACTGGACAACCAAGCTGCCCGACACCCTGGGTGAATACCGGGCGATGGCAGCCCAGTACCCTGATCTGGGCACGCTGTTCAAATCGCACCGTGACAACATGGCCGCAGCCCGCTCGAAGGGATTGAAACTGCCCGGGGAGCATGCGACCGACGACGAGCGCCAGCAGTTTGCGGCAGAGCTTCGCAAGGTCCGCGGCGTGCCGGAAGCGCCAGACGCCTACGACATCCCCGCGCCAGAAGGATTGCCGGAAGGACTCGACTGGAAAGCGGCCACCGCCGAATTCCGCGCCGTTGCCCACGAGCTTGGCCTGACTCCACAGGAGGCGCAGCGCCTTGCCCAGTTTGACCAGCAGCGAAGCGCCGCCGCGCAGGCCCAACAGAAAGCGCTGCGGGATCAGATCATTGCCGCCGATCAGGCCGAGATTCGCAGCCGTTGGGGAGAGCAGGCCAACGCCGTTCTGGCCGAGGCCCGGCAGGCCGCGTCCGAATACCTTCCCGCCGAGGCGTTCGACCCGACCAACGACCAGTTTGTGGGCATCCAGGCAGCCGAGGCATTTTACCAGATGGCCCAGAAGCTGCGGCCCGCCGGCCATATCCCTGCGCCAGCGCTGGCAAACCTCAGCCCGGCGGACCTTGCAAAGGACATCATCACCAACCCGAACAACCCGGACCATGCAGCCTACATGGATCAGGCTCACCCGCAGAGCGCCCGCGTCCGGGCGAAGGTCGCAGACCTTTACAAGCGGGCGGGGTAACAATGTGCGGGCATGGGAACCGGAGGATGGCTCCGGGCCGGGTCCGGTATGGCCTTTGGGCGAACACCGCGCAGGCGGCCACTCATCACTGGGTGGCCGCCTTTCTGTTGACCGGCGCAGCCAATGACCTATGGGTGCGTCACCCAGTGGGTGCTGGGAGGTTTGTGCTGACAAACTGAATGGGCCGCGGTTTCTGTCGAGGATCCGCGGCCCATTCTTTTTGGGTTGCAATACGCAAACGCGGCCCTTGACTTATGGCACGCTGGCCCGCGCACCGCGGCCTACTGGCGCAACTACCGCAGCCTCCGGCCCACGCACTGTGGCCTACCGAGAACGGCGAGGACGAACCCTCCACTTCTCAACTCAATGTCTTTTTCGACTCCTTACGATATCCCTGGCCACTTTAAGCGCCAGTTCAGCGACACATGGGACATGGTCCTTCAGCAGCGAAACCAGAAATTCGCCACTGCTGGCCTGACTGAATCCGGTTGGACCGCCCGCGAATACATCTGGCAGGATCTGGAAACCGTCGCATCCCGCGAAGTCACCGGCCAGCGCCTTGGCGATACCAACCCGCAGGAGCTTTCTGGTTCCGCCCGGCGCGGCAACATGCGCAGCTGGGACATCCCCGTCATCCGTGACAAGTGGGACAACAAGTGGCTCGAGCGTCAGGCGCTCCCGGACTCTGACGTGATCGCCACCATGAAGGCTGCGGCCAACCGCGCCCTCGACGATGCGTTCATCGACGCATGCGATGCCACCGTGTACGGCGGTCAGGACCCGTACAACACCGCCATCGCGTTCCCGAACAGCAGCAAGATTGGAGTGCAGTTTGTGCAGCCTGGAGCCACCGCCGCCAATGTCGGCCTTACTCCATGGAAACTCCTCGAGGCCACACGCCTGCTGGAGTCTGCGGAAGTGGATCCGACCACCGAGGAACTGTTCCTCGCCATCACACCACGACAGAAGTTCGACATGGCCTACTACGCCAGCACGGCGCAAAACGACGTGTGGGGCGAGGTCATCGGCAACTGGCTCAAACAGGACGCGCTGGGAGTGCCGGCAAAGCTGATGGGATACAATGTCATCATGACCAATCGGCTCAAGTACATCGGCGCAGTCAACGACGACATTCGCGCCTGCTACGCCTTTGCGCGATCGGGATTCAAATCGAGCCCGCTCACTCAGGAATTGACCATCGACCGGCTGCCGGAGAAGCGAAACGCCATCCAGTTCTACAGCTGCATGCACTTTGGGGTGCTGCGGACGTATGATGAAAAGGTCATCCAGATCGCCTGCGACCAGAGCCCTCCCGTGGCCTGATCCTGACCACCACCAACCACTGACCAATCAATTCTATGCCTAACGGTCTCTCTGACATCGCAACCGCTCAAGCCACACCGGGACGCCTCGTCACCGTCCCAGGCCAGCGGATCTTCAGCCCGGTGAAACACGCCCGGTTCGTCATCACCGCGCTCGCATCGCATGTGGCCAACGACTACTTTGATCTGGGTAAGATCATGGAGTCGGGATACCAGGTCATTCCTGAGCAGTGCCGTATCCGGCACATCTCCGGTGCCGCATACAGCCTGACCAGCAAGATCCAGCGCGTCAACGCCGCCGGCACGTCGAGCGACATCACGGCCACGCTGGCCCATGCGTTCAACACAGCTGCGGCTTCGCTGGGGTTTGCCGCTACGGCGAACACGGAGCCCGCCGTGCTGGACAACACTGACATGCTGCGCCTGCTGTTCACAGTCGTGACCACTGCTCCCGCAGCCGGAAACCAGTTCATCGTCGAGGTCGCGTACCGCACCATCGAAGCCTGACCACCGCCGGGTGCGCCGCCTGACCAGTGGCGCACCCGGTCTCTTTTTCCCCAATGACGACCGCCACCGAACTTGCCAACATGGCGCTGGCCCACTTGGGGCAGGCCAGAATTTCAGACTATTCGGAACGGTCCCCCGCAGCAGAACACTGCCGCCGCGCCTTCGAGCATGTGCGCCGCCTCTGTTTGCGGGACTACGACTGGAATTTCGCCATTCGCCGCGCCAGCTTGACGGCTGCGGAGACTCCACCAGAATTCGACTGGGGCTACGAGTACCCACTGCCAGCCGACTGCCTGCGGGTCATCAGCGTCAACCAGCGGCCCGGAGGCACACGCCTGACAGACTACGCGGTCGAAGGCCGCGCCATCCTTTCCAATTTCGCAGAGTGTCGCGTCCGGTACGTCCGTGACGTGACCGATCCCACGCTCTGGGATTCGATGT